GCAGTGCACGGACCTCAAATCTCCCTCGGGCCCTCCTGAACTACTCACCACATGCATAACCGGCACGGCGCGATGCCGTCCGTTCACCGAGCCGGCGAGACGCCGCCTAGGAGTTGCCATGTCCAAAGTTCCCGGCTCGCTCGACTCTGGCGGCTCGGCCCTGTGGGTGCTCATCACCAAGGCTCACCCCGAGCTCGACCCGATGCAGAACGTGACGCTGCTCGAGGCGTGCCGTGCGAAGGATCGACTGGACAAGCTCGACGACGTCCTGCGGGGCGACGCCGATACGTGGATGCGACTGGCTGTCGACCCCCGTTCTGACGATGGCACCGTGTTCGAGGTCCGCATCACGCAGGCACTCGCTCAGGCGAACGCCACCGCGAACCTGATGAAGCAGCTCCTCGCCTCGTTGCGTCTGCCGGATGTTGCGGGCAAGCGTCCGCAACAGCGTGGCGGTGCCCGCGGCGCCTACTCGGCCACCGGCAAGGACGCCAAGGTCTCGAGCATCGACCGCGCTCGCGCTCGCAAGTCCGGCTGATGTTCAAGCCTGCCTTCGACGGGCAGGTCTGCAGCCTCGGTTACGCAGTCGTCGACTGGCTGACCGAGTACGCCTGCCACGGCCCCGGCGATGTGCAGGGCGACCCGCTCGACTTCGGGGCCGATCCCGAGGTCGAAGAGTTCATCATCCTGGCTTACGAGTTGGACCCGCAGACGGGCCGGCGCAAGAAGTCGAAGGTGGTCTACTCGGCCCCCAAGGGTCGCGCCAAGTCGGAGACTGCCGGGCTGATCGGCGTGGCCGAGGCGCTGGCCGAGGTGCGTTTCGACGGGTGGGACGCCAACGGGCAGCCCGTCGGGCGCCCAGTGCGCTCACCGTTCATCCGATGCCTCGCCACCGAGGAGAACCAGGCGGGCAACACCTTCCAGAACATCGCCTTCGTGATGTCGGAGTGGGGGCCGGACGTCCACCCGGACATCTACGCGGGCATCACCGGGGCGAAGCAGTACCAGTCGGCCACCCAGCTCTACCTGCCAGACGGTGGCGAGCTGCGGTCGTCGTCGAGCGGCGCCGCGTCGAAGGATGGCGGCAAGGAGACCTTCCTCGTTCCTGACGAGGTGCACCTGTACGTGCTGCGCGAGCTGCGCGACATGTACGCCACGTCGATGCGAAACCTCGGCAAGCGGCGCGCGGCCGAACCGTGGGCGCTGCTGACGACCACCGCATGCCGCCTCGGTGAGCAGTCCGTGTGGGAGGTCATCGAGAAGCAGTGGCGACGCGACGAGCTCGGTCCTGAGTGGCTGATCCACCACCGCGAGGCCAAGGGCCGCATCGACATCAACAACCGCGACCGCACCCTGCGTCAGTTGGCCGAGGTCTACGGCTGCGCGATGGACCCGGTCACGGGTTGGATGGAGCCCTCTAGGGCGTATGCGGACATGCTCGACCCGACGATCTCCCCCGACGAGCAGACCGCGGTGCGCTACTTCCTCAACCGCAGCATGGCCGGCTCGGATGCGTGGCTGCCCCTGGCCGTGTACGACAAGCAGTCTCGGTCGTCTGTGGTGGACGACGGCGAGGCCATCGCGATCGGCTTCGATGGTTCGCTGAACGACGACTCGACAGTCCTTCGTGGCTGCCGGATGTCGGACGGCTACCGGTTCACCATCGGCATGTGGGAGAAGCCCCTCGGCCCGGCTGGCATCGGCTGGGAGGTTCCCCGCGCTGAGGTGCTGGCGAAGTTTCGTTGGGCGCTGGGTCACTACACCGTCTCCCGCGCCTACTGCGACCCGCACGAGTGGCGCTCGGACATCGACGCGCTGGCGTTGGAGTTCAATCCGCCCGACGACCCGCAGAAGGCCGTCGTCATCCCGTGGGCCACGTCGCGCGACGTGGCGATGGGTGCAGCGCTGGACCGGCTCGCGACCGGCCTCAAGGTGGGCGAGACCTTCCACGAGGAGGACCCGCGGGCGCGTGACCACTACGGGAACGCCTACCTGGCACACCGCGGCAAGTTGCGCCTCGTCCGCAAGGAGTACCCCAACAGTCCTCGCAAGATCGACACCGTGCCGACTGACGCGCTGGCCTACGAGGCTCGAGCGGATGCCATCGCCGCGGGTTGGACGAGTGAACCGACTGATTCCCGAATGTTCATGCTCGGATAAAGCACCTCGGAAGGGGGCCGCGTGGCACTCACCCCCGACGAGGTAACCCTCATCGAGAAGCACCGGATCAACCTCGCGGCCAACTCCATGCAGGACGAGCTGAACGCCCGGTACTTCGACGGCGAGCAGCGCATCCAACAGTTGGGGATGGCCGTCCCGCCGTCGTTCCGTCGCTTCCTGCTCGTGGCGAACTGGCCCGGCATGTACGTCGAGGCGGTGGAGTCCAGGCAGGACGTGCGGGCGATGATCCTGCCCGACACGACCGAGGCCGACCCGCAGCTGACGAACATCTGGGACGCGAACAACCTCGACGCGGACCTGTCGATGTTCCTTCAGGACCGGTACGTCTTCGGGCGCTCGTTCCTGTCGGTGGGCTCCAACGAGGACGACCCGGGTGCGCCGCTGGTGCATGTGGAGTCCCCGCGCGAGATGACGGCGATGGTCGACGTCCGGAAGCGCCGGATGACATCGGCGTGCCGGTTCTACGGTTCGCAGGACTCGAGCATCACCCCGACCACGAACCTCGGCCCGACGAACATCACCCTGTACCTGCCCGACCAGACGGTGTGGGTCGAGCAGGACGAGAGCACCGGCCGCTGGACTGAGGTCGACCGCGACCAGCACCGACTGGGCCGCGTCCCAGTGACGATGTCCCTGTGCCGGCGCCGTAGTGGTGCGTGGCAGGGCCGTTCGCTGATGGAGCGCGTCACGGGCATCACCGATGCCGCGGCGCGCGCCCTGACGAACCTTCAGTTCGCGTCCGAGGCGCACGGCGTCCCGCAGCGTTACGCGCTCGGTGTCAGCCAGGGTGACTTCGTCGACCAGCAGGGCAACCCGCTGCCGGCGTGGGAGGCGTACTTCAACGCGATCTGGGCGAACAAGAACCCGAACATCAAAGTCGGGCAGTTCGACGCCTCAGACCTGAAGAACTTCGAGACGCAGCTCTCCCTGTACGGCAAACTTGCGGGCTCGGTGACGGGCCTGCCGTTGCGCTACTTCGGGCTGTCGACGACGAACCCGCCGAGCGCTGACGCCATCCGCGCCGAGGAGATGCAGTTCGTCAAGTTCGTCGAGCGACAGAACGCGCAGGTCGGTTCGGTCCTCGGCTGGACCGCCGCCCTGGCGATGCGGTTCGCGACGAATGAGTGGGTCGACGGCTCGCGCATCGGTGTCGAGTGGCAGGACCCGGCGACTCCGACGATCGCCCAGCGTGAGGATGCGCTGATGAAGCGTCGCAGCGCTGGCGTGCTGTCGCGCCAGGGCTACTGGGACGAGCTCGGCTGGTCCCCGCAGCGCAAGGCGAAGGAGCAGCAGTACCTCGACGAGGAGATGGCTGCGGGCTTCCTGAACCTGGGGGTCGGCGATGCTGGCCTCGGCGCTTGACCTTGACGCCCGGCATAAGACGATTGCGCGCAGGACCCTAATACTGGCCCGTGCGGGGCGGTATGGCAGCCTGAACGGGCTGGTGCGCGTGGTTGGCTCCGGGCAACTCCTGGCGGCGTCTACGGCCCTTGCCGCGGTGCCGCGGATGCTGGCTGAGCAGGGCATCGACACCGACGCCGACGCGAAGCCGCTTGCCCGCTCGCTGACCTACGTCGCCTCCGATGGTCGATCCATCGACGGGCTCATGGACTACACCCGCGCGCCCGAGGTGACCCAGTCGCAGTTCGACCTGATCGTCCTCACACAGATGTCCGACGTGGCTCGGTCTGCGTCGGTGCTCGGCTCGGCTGTGCGGCCCGCGGTGACCGGGTACGTCCGGATGCTCGAGACGCCGTCGTGCTCACGCTGCGTCGTCCTGGCGGGCAAGGTTTCGCACCGCGAGAAGGCGTTCCAGAGGCACCCGAAGTGTGACTGCCGGAACATCCCGACGAGCGAGAACGTGGCCGGCGACCTGACCACGGATCCCGCCGCGCACTTCGACTCGCTGTCGAAGGCCGAGCAGGACCGCGTCTTCACCAAGGCCGGCGCCGAGGCGATCCGCAACGGCGCGGACATCGGCAAGGTTGTCAACGCGCGGCGCGGGATGTCCACCGCGCAGACCGCGACGGGGCGCCTGCGGCAGGTCAAGGTCGACGCCTTCGGACGCCCGATCTACCAGACGACCGAGGGCATGACGAAGCGGGGCGCGGCGCACGGGGCCCGCGGCGGTCGGAACTACATCCGCCTGATGCCCGAGTCGATCGTCGAGATGGCAGGCGGCAACCGCGCCGAACTGCTGCGGCTGCTGAAGTCGCACGGCTACCTCACGTAGCCCCACAAACCACCCCGTGGGCGCGAGGCCCACGGGAACGCTCCGAGACGGAGAAGCAACATGGCTGACGCCACCAGCAGTGCAGTCCCGGCCGCCCCGACCACGGCACCCGCCGCGGACCCGGCAGCCACGACCGACGACGGCAAGGGCGGCAAGTCCGCAGTCCTGGCCGACCTCGCCGCCGAGCGCGACAAGCGTCAGGCGCTCGAGGCCCAGGTCGCGACCCTCACGCAGAACCAGCAGACGCAGACCGCGGCGCTCGCCAAGGCGTTCGGCCTCAAGCCCGAGGAGACCTCGGACGTGTCCGCGCTGGCCTCGCAGGTCACCGCACTACAGGAGCACTTCGCTGCCAGTGAGCACCAGAACCTCGTGCTTACCGTCGCGAACGCTCACGGCATCAGCGACACCGAGGCCATCGCAGACCTGTCGTCCGTCAAGGACGAGCAGGCGATGCGTCGCCTCGCCGGCCGAATCCAGGCCACGGCTGCCGCACCCGGCGCACCCCGACCCGACCTCTCACAGGGCGGCAAGGACGCACCGGTCAGCGCCGGACCCGCGGCCGACTTCGCCAACTTCATGCAGCGCGCGCTCAACAACTAGGGCGCACGCGCACCACCTCTCCCAAGGAGCACACCCTCAATGGCTGTTCAGCTCAACGCTGTCTCGTCCACCCTCCTCCCGCCCACCATCACCGGGCCGATCTTCGCGAAGGCGACCGAGCAGTCGGCCGTTCAGCAGCTCGCCCGTCGCGTCCCGCTGTCCGTCAGCGCGAACACCGCCATCCCCGTCCCGATGGACGTCCCCGTGGCCGACTGGGTCACTGAGGGTGGCGTCAAGCCCGCCGCACAGGTCGGCGCAGGCGTCAAGATGATGCAAGGTAAGAAGGTCGCCCTGCTCGTGCCCGTGTCCGAGGAGGTCGTGCGTACCAACCCGGCCGGGCTGTACGCGCAGCTCGAGCAGGACCTCCCGACCGCGATCGCCCGCGCGTTCGACTACGCCGCCATCAACGGCAAGTCGCTACGTACCGGTGCAGCCGGCCCGTTCCCCGACTACCTGGCACTGGCCTCGAGCACGCAGGCCCTCGGCACTGCCGCTCAGTCTGTCGGCGGCCTCTACAACGACGTCATCACGGGTGCCGGCAAGGTCGTCGACAAGAACTACGACTTCACCGGCATCGCCGCCGACCCGCGGTTCAAGATCGACGCCGCGCTCCAGACCGACACGCAGGGCCGCCCGATCTTCAACGACGCCAACGGTGCCGCGCTCAACGGTGGCACCATCGCCGGCTTCCCGACCTACTTCAACAAGGGCGTCTCGGGCCGCTACTGGCGTGCCGGTGACACCACGCAGGTCGTCACCATCGTCGGTACCCCGACCGGCGGCACATTCCTGCTGATGTCCGGTGGCAACTCCGCCGCGATCGCATTCAACGCCGCCGCTGCCACCGTGCAGACCGCGGTGCAGGCGTGGGGCGGCATCTACTCCGCGGTGACCGTCGCGGGCGCCGCCGGTGGCCCGTACACCTTCACCTTCCCGACGCTGGGCGCCAACGTGACCGGCGCTGCGGCTCCGTTCGCAGTGAACCAGCTCGCCCTGACCGGTGGCACCGCTGCCGCGTCGAAGGCGACCGTGGCCGCGACCGGTGCCGGTGGCGTCGACTCGCTCCTGCGTGGCATCGGTGGCGACTGGAGCCAGGCCGCGTACGGCGTCGGCATGGACATCAGCGTCCGCATCAGCAACGAGGCGTCGTACTTCGACGGCACCACCTGGCACTCCGCGTTCCAGGAGAACCTCACGCTGCTCCTCGTCGAGGCCTACTACGGCTTCGTGATGGGCTCGAACGACGCATTCGTCGCGTACACCAAGGGCGCCGCCGCGTTCTGATCGGCCCGGTTCGCAAGTCAACTGAGTAGGGAGGTGGGGCGGCATGACCGTTTCCGTGACAGATGTCGCGACCGAGCTAGGCCGCCCCACCCCCGACCTTCTCGTCACCGAGCAGTGGCAGTCGTGGATTCTCCGCGCCTACCGCCTCGTCGAGAACCGGTTCGGGTCGACGAAGTTCGCGACGCTCGACGGGTCCATCGTCGACGAGGTTGTGATGGTCGCTGTCTCCGAGCACATCCGTGCGTGGCGGGACACGACCGCGTCCCAGTACACCGTCACCGTCGACGACGGCACTGTGTCGCGGAAGTACGACGCGGGGATCGGGTACCTGACCATCCCCGACGCGTTGTGGGAGCTGCTCGACCCGACCCTCGGTCTGGACGGGGCGTTCACGATCACCCCGTACGCGACGCCTGACACGCCGACGACCGAGGCGTGGCTGTGAGCCTGTCGCTGGCCATCGCGGCCGAGCTGCCCACGCTTCGCCGTGAGGCCGAGGCACTGATGGTCGACTCGTGCACCGTCACCCGCGCCGGCGTCGGCCCTGGCACCGTCAACGAGACCACGGGTGCTGTCACCCCGCCCGCTCCGACGACGGTCTACACCGGCCGCTGCCGGGTGCAGGTTCCGCAGGCTGTGCCGAGCGAGCAGGATGCAGGCGGCGCACCTGTCGCGGTCCAACCGACCGCGGTCTCCCTGCCCGTTGTCGGGTCTGAGGGTGTCGAGGTCGGCGACGTCGTCACGATCACCGCGGCCACCTTCGACGCCTCGCTCGTGGGAGTGACGTACGTGGTGCGCGGACTGCACCGCAAGACGCACGCGACCGCGCGCCGGCTGCGTGTCGAGGAGGCGAACTGATGGACGTCGACACGACGCAACTGCGCGCCCTCGCGTTCGACCTGGGCAAGACTGAGGCGAAGGTATTTCCCAAGATCCGTGCCATCGTCCAAAAGACGATGCTCGATACGAAGAACGAAATGAAGGCAGAGGCTGCCGGGTCCGGCATCGCCGAGGCCAAGGCGCTGTCCGGGTTCATCTCCTACGAGACCAAGGAGACCCCGGGCGGAGTGTCCGCCGTGGTCGGCCCCACGACTGGCGGCCCGGGTTCGTTCGCGTTCCTCTACTTCGGCAACAAGAACAACGGGCCGGTGCTGAAGGACCCGCTGTTTGCGATGCAGCGCAACGCCAAACTGGCGGAGCCGTTCTTCGTCAAGGCGCTGCGGGGCGACCTGTGATCCGCGCCCACGCCGAGGCGCTGGCTGCGTTCCTGGTCGCGCTGGGTCTGCGCGTCTACGACACAGAGGCGGGCCGCAAGGTCGACGGCACCACCGAGGCCCCGACGTTCCCGTACGTCATCCTGACCGTGTCGTCCCCGGTACGTGACACCGACCGGATGGTGCAGGCCCGCGAGCGC